TTAAAGTTATTTAAATATGGCACTAGAAAGCGTGAGTAGATAAATGCGTTACTACCGTCTGTATGTGTTTCTTTGTAGTCTTTTAAAGTGTTTAGTGCTAATGGTGTAAAACTTACCGGTATAGATGACTTCTCTATAACTGACTGGCAAAAGTTATGATAAGCAATTGGTTCTACCTTGCCATCATATCCTACGTATATATCTAGTTTTACCACTTTACTTTGTTTGCCCAAAAAGCGGCACTCATTTTTCCTTTAGCAATGTTCTTAGCGTGTCTTGCTTTAAATGACTTTGCTCTATCTGTATTTGTTTTGTCACCACTTACGCCTTTTTGTCCAAAGCGTATAAGTTTTTCTTGGTCACCATCTTTAGCCAATACTGCATGTGATTTAGTGGGATGATTAGGTGTTCTCTTAGGTTTATTATAACCTGAAAATGTTTCCTTACCCTTCTTAATCATTTCTTTTTCTTAGCTGTCTTTGCTGATTGTTTAAATGCCATAGCTGTAGGTGCACCTTTAGAACCTACTTTACGCATCTTCTCACCTGAGCCTGCCTTGATTCTTGCACGTTTATTTGCAATATTACTGTACAAGCCTGGTTTATTTGCCACGTTTAGCTGCCTTTTTCATAGGTTTAGCAGCCATTTTGCTGCCTGTTTTCTTTGCGTATTCTTTAGCTTCCATTTTACCTTTTGAAGTGTAAGGAAATGCTTTAACTCCACTTTTTGTTTTTACCATTGGCATAATTATTTACCTTTCTTTTTAGATAGACCAGCTTCGCTAAGTGCGATTGCCAATCCTTGAGCTTTAGATTTTACTACTGGACCTTTTTTAGAACCACTATGCAACTTACCTGCTTTAAACTCTTTCATCACTTTGCTGATTTTTTTTGATGCTTTCGTCTTTGCTTTCATTATCTTTCCTTAACTTAATAAATCGGTGGTCATATCTGCAATCATTACACAGGCTATACTCGGTGAAGTCAAAAGGTTCACCGCATTGTTCGCAAATAGATAGTTTCATAAAAAGAAAAAGCCCAACCACGGAGAGAGTGCAGTCAGGCTTTTGTGGGATTACGTTATTAGTAGGCAGGAGTTGCCCATATAGGCGCTATTATAGCACGAAACAGTATTTCTGTTCAACAACATTATGCGTTTATTCGTCTTCCTGCTATTGTCAGTAAATTATCGTATGCCATATCTAATTGCCAATAAAAGGCTAATGGTGGTTTAGCACCTAAGTATTTAGCATAGATAGCATCTTGTTGTCCTTGTTCTAAGCTATGCACAATAGCGTGTATGGTTCTGACATTAGACATATCCTGGGCAGAACACATCTCTTCAAACGCTTCTGAAGTTGACTCACCACCGGATGACATGCCTATGCTTTTAGATGGATAACCCAAACGGTGATTATCCGACTTCATCCATAAAGCCCAATCCTCTAGGATGGACAATAAGCGTTCCATACTAATCATATTGTGTTAGCGTATAAGCTACGCTTTGCCCAAATGTTTCTTGTGTAGTTCTTTGTTGAAGGTTATGTTTAGCATCATCTGCGTTATGACTGATAACACCTTTTATCTGGTCTTCTGTGAAGTTTGCTGTGTGTCCAAATATACCTTGTAGTGGATGTGGCTGTGGAATGTAATAGTGCATAAGTCTATTATCTTTATCTTTGAATGCGTGTATGTGACCTTCCATCTTCATGGTCACAAGTAAATTTTTAATAGTATTGTAATTGCCATTTACATGTGCTGCTATATCTTTTATAGCTTTAGGCTCTGTAAGATAAGCTAGTATTTTATCTCTAATGTTCACGATATGTCCTTAACTTTACAGCTCCACTTTTTTGTTTTTGCATCCATGTGCCAACCGTGGACATGTATCAAAATATTTGCATCACGAACATAACCTACATTTTCATGGTCAGCTATTTTTTTAACTCTTGCAGACATATTGCTAGCAGTAGTAGTTTGTACGCATAGTATTTGATTTGGCTTTAAAGCTAAAATATCCCCAAACCCCCAAAGGTCTTGACGTATTCTTGCGTAATAATTGTAGTGTTCAGTAATCCAACAAAACCATCCATCTGCTCGTAACTGAGCCAAGCTCAACTGCGTTGGGCTAATCTTCGCCAAATTGTTCTCCATTAGGTTTACTTATGCCATCTTTAAATCTTTTCTCTACATTACCGGTAGACTTATTAAGTTCGTATTCATAAGCGTGTGGTGAAACGTCAGGACTGTTATTTTTCTTTTTAAATATCTTGTCCCAGTTATCTTGTGCTTCTTGTTCAGAAATTAACAATGGTCTTCTTCCAGAACCTTTACCCATTTATTTTACTCCTATCATGTCATGTTCAAAAAGATATTGCATAGTTTTTATATATGCCCTATTCCACATATCCCTACGTTCTTCTTTTGTTAGTTCCTTTCCATTGTCTAATTGAACATGGCACTCTACACATAATGCTGCACATAATGCGTCAGAATTTTTAAGACCCATACCCTTACCCTCGTTTCTATGAGCAGCACAAACCGTTTCAGATTGTATGCCACAATGTTGACAAGGTAACTGTCTTAATAATTTAGTGAGTTTCGTATTGCGGTAAACCATCTTGAAATGAACATCCATATTCGTTAGCAAATCTTAATACATTTTCAATAAGCTCAGCAAATTGAGCTGTATCTAAATCAGAAGTTGAAGGAACAACCACTACCGGTTGACCAGCTATTTCTTTAGCATATTTAAGGTATTTATATTTCATAAGCTCATGTAACTCATCTTTAGTATAACCTAAATAGTCTGATAATCCTTCAAGTAATGTCCAATATAAATCATTTTGGCTCAAATTTCTTATGGGTTTACGTTCAGTCACTTGCACTTTCCAAACTTTACTAAAATCAAGTTCTTTTAGTTTCGTTATTAAAATTGGTAAATTCATTCTTGTTAAGTTGAAATTGAACTTTATCATCTCTCCATCCTTTCGTTTTAAATATTTGTCCGTCTTTAGAAGTTGCTTTGTATTGAATGTCATCTCCAAATACTTTTTTGCATTGTTTGATAAATTCATTTATGGTCATGGTCTATCCCTGTAACGTAAAGATTTAGAATGAAACCATAAAGGAACAGAACCTTCCCATTCAAAATGCCTTTGCTTATTTACAGCCATAAATCCATCTGGAACTATCCTAGCATCTTCTTCAGTCAGTTTACCTTCCAATAAGTCTTTTTCTTTTTTCTTATTACGGTACACCGAAATACAATTGTCCGCTAGATTTGTTATTGTCGCAGAACCTGCCACGTCAAACTTACTAGGCGTGTGAGTGGTCTCGTCTATTGTTTTTCTGCTATGTGCGATTAAGTGAATGTGGACATTTAAATCGCGTGCAGCTATACAAAGCTGGTCAACAAATTTCTTCTGCCCATTGTAATCATCTTCATTTATAGAACACTTCATTAAACTATCTACCACGAAATGCTGAATACCTAACTGCTCAGCTCCATAGTAGATAACAGATAATACTGCTGTAGGATTTGTGCTGCCTAACTGGTCGTACAAAAATAATTTTCCAGTTGCATCATTGCAAAACTGAGTTATCGCTGTCTCTGTGGGTTCGTTAGTACCTACAGATTGACGGATATAGCGTGCTAGTGTACTCCTACAACTCATCTCAAAAGAACATATCATAACCTTGTAGTTCTCAATGAGTTTAAGCGTTACATAGCTCAAAAGCATTGATTTGCCATGTCCTGAATACCCCGACCAAATACTCGTCTCCCCTAAACGAAGTCTGAAATTCTCTGCTTTATCAAACGGAAGATACGCACCACTTTGTATTTCACCAGAAAAATATCCAATAGTAGACTCAATAAAAGTATCTGGACTCTTAATTTTACGGTACTCATCACTTTCTCTCCTAAAAAAATAATTCTTTATTTTATCCTCATTTACTATTAAGTTCTCTACTTTTTCATCTAATGACATATTTGGTAAGCCTCTCTCAATCTATTTACAGCTATCATTAATCTATCTTTATCTTCTTGTGGTAAGGTTTTTCCGTTAGCAACTTCTAGTCCAGCTAATGCTACAAGCAATGTTTCATTTGAAATAGCTTTTAAAACAGCATAAGGATTAAAAGGTTTTGAAACAGGTTTAAAATCACCTAAACGCTTTGGAACAATATCGTCAAATGTTAAACCTACAGCTCCCAATATATCATTAGCAGCACAACCTGCAAAGCAATGGATTAAAATTCTTTCATCTGGTAAATTTTTAATACTTAAAGATGCGGTTTTATCCTGGTGAGCTGGACATAAACATTGGTATTCATCTTTACCAGACCTGTAAGACTTTTCAAAGTAACTTAAGAAGTCATTTATATTCATGATAAAGCCTTAATAAAAGTTATCTTCTCTTCTAATATCTTCTTTTCTTTTCTCATATCATCTTCTATCTTCTCCTCTCTAGCATATTCCTTATATTCATTGTGTATAATTCCAGCTATGTCACCATCAAACCAATCCTTAAGGCTGTTTAACATAGAGGTAATATACTCTGGCTCTTTATGCAACCTAAAGCATACTTTTCTTAAGTCTGGAAGTTCTCCATTACGTTCAGATGCTAAACACCATAATTCAAATAGGGTTGATTTTTGGTCAGAATTAAGTTCATGCCAGTCAGGGTCGTTAATAATATCCCTGCCATAAACCTTAAACCAAATCATAGACGATTTGTTCTTAAAATGCTGAAACTTGCTCCAATTGCGGACTTTCATGGTTCTTCTCCTGTGGTTAAAATATTTCAAAAAACATTATCATAGCTAATTATCATTTGCAAGATATTTATTTAAAATTATTTGTATATATTTGTTATATAGCTATTGTATATTTTTTTGTACCTGATATAGTTCTGTTATCGCAATTAATTAACAAGGAGAGAAAAATGAAAAGTTACACAATGGCTCAAAAAACAGAAATGGCTAAGAGTGAATGTGCAAAGGTATACAAAGAAAATCCTAACATGGACTTAGATGAGCAAGAAGAGTTATGTTATTTGATTAAAGAGTTTATTTTTAACGAATTACCAACTGTTAAATAAGGAGAATGTTATGAAAGTTAATGTAGAAATTAGACAAGGTAATGGAGAAGATAATGGTTGTGTATATGTAACTATAGGTGATTGGGTTGTTTATCTTGACAATTCAACTGGAGAAAAAATTGTTGAGACTTGTGACCCAGAAACTCGTGCCAGACCTTTTTATAAATATGACCAAAGAATTTAATTAATACTAAATAAGGAGAATATATGAACTACGCAGAAGCTAAAAAATTAGTAGGAAATCAACCTACTTATGCACTAAGAAATATGGTTGTAGCTTTATCAACTATGCAATTCTTAAACACTTCAGCAGAGAATTTAAGACTAGAAGCTGCAAAAATAGTACTTAAAGGTGACCCAAACGATAAACCAGAACCATTTAAACAATACGCACTTACTGGCGGTCCTGGTGTTAAATCTATAGCAAATGGCAATACTTGGGCTGAAAGTGAGGTTGCGTAATGGAATATCCAGTAGGAACTAAATTTATGAGCATTGGTAAATACCCTAAAGAATGTACTGTAATAGACGTTTTAAAGACCTATAACAGCAACAATGAATTAATAGAGATAAACTATAATGCTGTACATAATTTCTTAGGGCAAGAAGTAATACAGAAATATTTGCCTGCAGCGTCAATAGCTAGGGGTATTTTTGAGCTAGAAAGAAAGTTAAAAAAAGATTAAAAAGGGTATTGTATTTATTTTTAATGTGTATATACTGTGTATATAGTAATTAAATAACAAGGAGAGAAAAAATGGTTGCTAAAAAAGAAAGATACATTCCAGCAGGTTATGTTCCACTAGCTATAGAAAACGCAGCAGACGTAGTAGTTTACACAAACAATGATAACGGTAAGTTTTCTGCCATTTGTTTTGCTGGCAAGGCTGTTAATCCTACTTGGTATTATTTGTTTAGAAGTGAAGAAGCTATGTTGGCTCAAGTTGCTAAGACTGTTAATAACAGAATTGCTAGAGCTGCGGAAGTTGCAAAATACAAAGCCGAAAGACTTGCTCCTACTGATTTAAAAGAAAATGACATTCTTTATTGCAGTTGGGGTTATGACCAGACTCAAGTTGACTTTTATAAAGTTAAAGAAATTGTAGGCAACAATAGAATTAAAATTGTGCCTATGACAGCAGTAGTTGCTAGAGAAAGCAAAGGTGCTTATTATATGGTAGCTGGTCAAGAAAAAGGTGAGCCAATGTTAAAAGTTGTAAATGGCAAACAAAATAGCGTTAAAATTACTAGCTTTTCAAATGCTTACCCTTGGGATGGTCAGCCTAGATATGAAACAGCTTTTGGATATGGTCACTAAAAAAGGCAAGATTTTTCTTGCCTTTCTTTTTTAACAGAGTATAGTGTTTATATAGACATTAATTAAGGAGAGTAAAATGAAAAACCAAATGATACAACAAGAAATTTTATATAAATTAAATGCAAAAGTTATTGGGCTTTATGGTTTGCCAACTGTCACAGATATTGTTGACAATTATGTAGTAGACTTGCCCAGAATGTATAAAAAAGTTTTTAATCAGGATTTTAAAGATGTTCCTATTAACAAGGAAAATGTTAATTTTTGGGCAAATGATGTACTTGGTATTTTAGGTGAGTTGGATATGCAAGCTGCAGATTATGCTCTTTTAAACGACCAATATTAAGGAGATTAAAATGAAATACGTTATTGTTCCTGTTCTTTTTTATGCGTATGCAGCTTTATGGCTTTATGTCATTTACCCTTATTTGATGACATTTGTATAATGAATAAATACTTATGGCTATTCCTTTTTATCTTTTGGGGGTATATAATATGGCGAATGGTTTAGAACAGATAGCAGATATTCTTAAACGATTGAATGAAGAAATTAAACTAGATAACGACAAATGGGAGAGAGCAAATGTCACAACAACAATTTTACGACCAGGTGATGATGGAACAACACCAGCAAGAATTACAACAACAGGAGAGGCAGATGACTAAACAAGGTGTAGTTAATATTAAAGGCAAGAACTATAAAACAGTAGCATTAAGAGTTCAGGAATTTAGAGAGCAGTTTCCTACTTATTTTCTTACTACTGAAATAGTTAAGATTGATGATGAACAATGTATTGTTAAGGCTTATGCAGGTGTTCACTTAGAAGGTGGTCAAGTACAAACATTTGCTACAGGTCATGCACAGGAGTTTAGAAAAGCATCACAAATCAATGGAACATCTTATGTAGAAAACTGTGAGACCTCTGCAATTGGTAGATGTTTAGCAGCTTTAGGATTAGGTGGCACAGAGTTTGCTTCAGCTAATGAAGTAGTTAATGCCATTCATCAACAAAATAATCCAGTAAAGTTAGTATCTAAAGAAGACTTCCTATGATTGAACAACGCACAGAAGAGTGGTTTCAGCAAAGATTAGGCAAGGTGACAGCATCCAGAATATCGGATGTTATCGCCAAAACTAAAACAGGCGTATCTACATCACGTCAAAACTACCTTGTCCAACTTGTATCAGAACGTCTTACAGGCAAGAAAGGCGATAGCTTTGTTAATCAAGCTATGTTAGATGGTATTGAAAGAGAAAGTGCTGCTAGGGAGCTTTATATGCGAACTAAAGGGGTATCTGTAACTGAGGTCGGTTTCTTTGACCATCCTGTTATTAAGAATAGTGGTGCTAGTCCTGACGGAGCTGTAAATGCAGAAGAAGAGGGTAAGTATGCAGGTCTTATAGAAATTAAATGCCCTATAGAAACAACCCATACTAATACGCTTATGAGTAAGTCAGTTCCTAGTAAGTATATACCACAGATACAATGGCAAATGGCTTCTGTAAGTCCTAATGTAAAATGGTGTGATTTTATCTCTTATAACCCAAATTTTCCTGATACAATGCAACTCTTTGTAGCTAGGGTTGAAAGAGATAATGATTACATAGCAGAATTAGAAGCAGAAGTAATTAAGTTCCTAGACGAAGTAGACCAAACAATTTTAAAACTAAAGGAGTAGTATATGGCTGAGTATAACAACACAAACACGTTTACATTAAACAAGAATGACAAAGGTGATAATCCTAAACGACCAGACTATCGTGGTAAGTTAAATGTAGATGGTATTGAGTTTACTTTATCAGGTTGGGTTAGAGAAGGTGCTAATGGTAAGTTTATTAGTGGTGCTGTAGCAATGGTAGCAACGGATGAAAGACTTAAACCTGCTGTTGAAGGTGCAGAAGAGGATGTTCCTTTCTAGGAGCATCCCCAATTGCTTATAACTATTTGTTCATTACGTACATAGTTACTTCAAAGCCAAAACGCATTTCTGTAGCTGCTGGAGTTGTCCACATGGTATTTATCCTTAAGTAATATATTATGCTTAATTGCACAATATAATGGAATTATACGCTTATGTGGGTTTGCTCGACACAGGATAATCATTAGAAAGGTATCATGGATATACATATTTCAGAACATGATGTACATTGTATAGCGACTGCTGTTTATACAGAAGTCAACATGCAATCACTAGAAGAAAAGCTAGGGGTTATTAATGTCATTATGAACAGAGTTAGGTCTAAAAGATTTGGTCGTGATGCTTGTGAAGTAGTTTATGCTAGGGGACAGTTTGTTGGTATAGAAAACATGATGAAAGCTAATGAAAAGAACATAGACCAAGAAGCATTACTTAAAACTAAGCTGCTTGTAATAGATACAGTACTTTTTAAAAAGCATGCAAACCCTGTAGGGAATAGTTTATACTTCCATGACGATAGTATAGATATGAAATATATCTGGAACAAAAAACCTAATGTTACAATTGGAAGGATGGTGTTTTACTAATGGCTAAAAAAGAACCTGTGGCATGGCTTTATGAGGAGTTTGATGTTAAGTCTGGTGACCTAAAGAAGTCTTATTTATGGTCATTTCATCCTAACCAGCTTTCATATTTAAACGACCTAAAGAATACAACGCATCATATTAAGATAACACCATTAGTTCCTGGTGAACCTGTAGAAGAATATAAAGGATTATCTAAGTACGATAGTAAGAAACTAACGGAGGCACATGGTGGACTCTAAACCACTTACTCAAGAAGAAATTATAAAGGTATATAAAGAAGCATTTGGATACGGTAGTCAGGTAATAACAATTGACAAGATATTTAGATTTGCTAGGCTTATAGAACAATTGCATGGAGTAAAAGATGTACACTAAACTAGATGACCAACGACAAGCAAAGTTTATTATAAGTTATATAGAAGCAAATCCTGGTTGCAGCATTAAAAGTATTGTGCAACAATGCGTTGTTTGTAGAACTAGATTAAAGTATTTAGAAAGCCAAGGATACTTTACTTTGCCAAAGTGGACTTACAATAACACATTGGATAAACGATTTAAGAATAGAAAATATGTATCTGTAACTGTAGGAAGGGAGTATGGCAGATGGCAAGAGCAGAAAAGATATTAGAAGTGGTAGTATGGTTGTTGATTGTTGGTGGTATGGGTTGGTTTTTTTATGGTTGTTATCAGTTAATTGATTTATTTTTTATAAGGGGATAAGAATGGTTGATTTAGTGAATAGACCACCGCATTACTTAGTGGGCGGTATAGAGGCAATAGATGTGATTAAAAGTCGTTTGACTAAAGAAGAGTATATTGGGTATCTAAAAGGATGTAAGCTCAAGTATGACTTACGTTATCCATTTAAAGATAATCCACAACAAGATTTAGAAAAGTCTGATTGGTATAAGAACAAGTTATTAGATGCTACTAAAGATGATGGAGTTGAAATTCCACCGGAACTAGAAGCTCAATTACAAAGGTTTGATGATGAGTAAAATCTATTGGATATTTATTGTGGTATTAGCTGCATTAGCTATTTGGGGAACAGAGAGGGCTATGGCTCAAACTACGACTATACTAGCACCAGATGGGTCTGTAACCGTCTGTCAGGTTGGTAGTAATGGTGTGATTATTTGTGTCTAATGGTATGCGTAATAGTCAAGCTACTCATGTAGATTTTGGCTTTTTGCGTGGAGCAATAAAAAGTAATCCTAAAGTAATACCTGTAAATTTAGACATGGTATATGAACATAAAGGTCATTTTTTATTTGCAGAATGGAAACGTGAAAACGAAGAAATTAGTGAAGGGCAAAAGATACTATTAAGAAACCTAGCAAAACTACATACAGTATTGCTAATTATTGGACATAGTGATGAAACATCAACCGAAGTAAAAGATTTTTATTGGGTTCGTGGGCTATATATGACTCATGTTGGAAAGGGTATAGACTCATTAAAAGATTATATAGATGATTGGTGGAACGAATATTAATCATCCATAGGTGTTAATTCACCATAGATAGCTAGTTCTTCACCACTAATTTCTATCATGCTATCGTCATCTAATGTGATGACTATAGTGCTATCGCCATGCAATGCTTCACAAGATACAATCACTCTGCCTAGCATGTGATTACAAATAATTTCTACTTCTGACCGTTGCATAATTGTCCTAAGAAACATGACCATTCCAACGCCCATTCTCTTTTAATACCATAGGCATTAGCTTTGGTTGACCGTTAATAATAACTCCACAACCTACAATGAAACGACTCTTAAAGTTTTTAGCATAATCAAATGCCATAGACTTTTGATGTATTAAACATCCTACTTGCATACCCCAAATAAGAGCATCTGGGTTACTGTAATAACCAATACTGAATTTAGTATGATAGTGACCCTGCACCGTATTCATTCCATACTGCTGGGCTACCTTTAAAACGTCAGCAGATAGACCATGAGTAAAGAAACATCTAGAGTTATCGCTTAGGGTTATGGTGTGGTCATCTACCCATTCCCAGCCTTTGCCAACGCCTAAGAACTCATTATAATGCTTTAGGTAGGCTTTAGGCATACCGTACTTTAATGCTCTACGATAAACTAAAGAGCTATGGTTAGAGTGAACTAATACCATTTTAGGAAATATCTTTTCTAATTCTTTTACGTGCTTTTTAGACTCTTCTAATTCATGTCCAGCAGAATATAAGTCTGGGTTATGTTCGTGCATAGAGATAGCGTGTTGGTCTAGCTCATCACCTATGTTGACTATATGGTCAAACTTGTATTTAGTCTTTAATGCTTTTAGAAACGCAAATGCGTCAGGATGATGATATGGAATATGTAGGTCAGATATGACTAGAACTGATTTATATTTCAAACTACTCTCCTAGGGTTAAGATGCTTTATTATAACCCTAAAAACAATTTGCGTTCATCTAATCTTCTGTTTTGTAAACCTTTTAATATCTTACC